ACGACAAATTTATTAAGAAAACATATTTTGATTGGTTAGATTGGGCCGTGACGAACGTAGGCGGAATTATAGCGTTTGTTGCTATTGAGATTGTGACGTGTTGGTAAAGGGAGAGTGGGCCGGATGCTGACACATCCACCAGTAGGGTAACTGGTTGCCCACCCATGAGAGTCAATAATAAATTAAAAGGGGATTGTCAAGATGGATACTTTCTTCAAGATTATCAACGTGGTTATGGCGCTTGTTGTTTTATACATCGGATATAAACAAACCAAAAAGTATCGCAATGAAGACAAGAAAGAGAAACTGCAAACCGCGCTTGACGAAGCCCATCGTAATAAAATCGAAAAATGTATTGATGATGTAAAAGAATCCCTGAAGCAGGCCACAGATAATATTTTCTTCATGTTCGATAATCATGGGCATGAAATCCTCTGTAGCAATGAAGAATGTACAAAAGCGCAGACCGGTAAAGTATTTATTACTCCGCCACCACAACACAGAAGGGCGACTGACTAGGTAACTAAGATGAAAAACTCCGGATTAAAAGAAAGATTGAAGCAAATGGAAGGGTACAGTCCCTATGAGTATCCCGATACCAACGGATTCCCTACTATTTATTACGGTCATTTAATTAAAAAAGGTGAGGTTTTTAATCATACACAGGCCGAAGCTGAAATAATATTGGATAAGGATATCGCTATTGCCCGATCTGCCGCAAAGAAGTTATTTCCCGAAATCGATTCTTTTTCTCAGGCACGGCAGGACGCTTTAATTGAATTGGTCTTCAATATGGGTGCGGGAAAGATAGGCAAAAAATTCCCACGTTTTGTTCATAACGTAAACATTAAAGATTGGGAAGGCGCAGCAAACGAATTGAAATATGCCGACGGAAAAACCGTATTGAGTAAATGGTACAACGACGTTCACGCGACAAGAGCAGATTTTATAATTGAGGAATTAGAGGAGGGGTGATTGATCGTGAAGTGGCGCGAACTGGAATTAAGATTAAAAATTATATTCGGCATTTTGTTTATTGTCGGTGCGTTGGCCGGAGCGTCCGCTATTTATAACTGGTTTTCCGATTCTCCGGTTACTTCTGAGACATTTACTGAAGCCAAAGATATGAAGAAGGCCAAAGATATCCCCCGGGAAAGAGTAAAAGCAACCGTACCGATTGAAGTGCTGAAGAAAGAAGAAGCTGTCAAGAAGTTGAAAATTGGCGATCCGATTAAATCAAATCCCAATATTCAGATTACGGACACCGCAGAACTCCCTCCATGGGAAGGGAAAACAAACGTCCTGGCAACGTGGGACACCGCAGAGGGCAAGATTAAAATAAGCGCAGAGCAAGAACCTTTGTCATTTTTCGGTTTTGAAAACGATCTGCTGATCTACGCTGAAGGCGGAATGAACACCAAGGGAAATGTTGAAATAGCCGGCGGTCTCCAATGGGATTTTGCCAGAGTAGCGAATACAAATATCGGCGCGGTCGGGGAAATACGAGGTTCACAGGATGATTTAATCGGCTTCGCCGGCATTAGATTTACTTATCACAAAAGGAGGTAAAGAACCATGCAAGACGGAATTATTTTTATCTGGATCAATAAGGTAATGACCAAAATATTCGGTGTAAACTGGCGCACATCTCTATGGGGATTGATGGCCATTCTTCCGCAGATCGCCAAACCGGTACAGGACTATTTGTCCCTGCAGAAAGTATCTGACCAGACGCTTAACCTCGTATCGGTCGGGTTCGCCATCATATTCGCGCTGAACAGTAAGGATAAGCAGGTTACGGGCGTTAAATAATTTATTCTTTAAATGGAAAAGGAATAACTCATGTATTCTGTTAAATTATCGGAACTCATTGATGAATTGGGCGGGAAATTACCAGACGAGAAGATCCCCAATATAATCCCCGTTACTAATCGGGCGATTAAGATTTTATCAAAGCGCCTTTATTTACATGAGTCTGATCTTATTAAAGATGATCTGGCTGTTCCGATAGCCGCTTCAATCGATTATACCGCTTCGACAATAGCTTTTGTAAGTGGCGGGGATTCGGGACCTGACACGATAACAGATAGTGCTGCGCAATTTGTTATTGAAGGTTTTGCGGTAGGTATGCCGATATATTCAGACTGCGCAGGTAATACGGGAACGGTAAGAATAGCGACCGTAACCGCCGGCACAATCACTTTAAGGGAGGGTGACACTGTTACAGAAGCCGCCGCCGGATCGTCTGTCACGCTGACGTCAAGAGCGAATTACGGTTATTTGCCTGATGATTTTTGGGGTTTTGTTGCACATGATCCGAATATAAGCGGAGAAAGATATACACTCCCGCGTATTCCAAACAGAGAGGAAGAACTCAGGTGGATAGTAGCCTCAGCAGGGACGCCTCAATATCATAAACTGATGGGCGATAAGATTTATGTCTTCCCGTCCACTTCCGCAAATATCGTTATTGCCGGAGAATACTACAAGAAAATTGCGGCACTTACGACCATGGACGATTATGTTCCTTTTTCCGGATTATTTGACGACGTTATCCAGGACTATATTCTCGCTATTTTGGGCGGAGGTCCTGTGGCCGTACAAGAAATTTCAGGAATGTTATTAACCGCAGTGGATTTGGTTGTTTCCAAACGGGAACGCAAGGCCACTGTAAAACTGCCGGGAGGCATTGATTACGGAGATTTGCACGAATGAGCGCACCGACACAGCCAACACCAACAACTTTAGTTACGGAAGCGTTGCGCCGATTTCTTAACGGCGGCGATCCTGATGCAGACGAAATAACCCGCGGGATTGATTACGGACTGGAAAAAGTCAAACGCGACATCATGGGAATCGGTAAAACGTGGAGGCCTTTGCTTCGCCTTGCTTACGACATTACAAAAGTAGGCGTTTCTCATTATGATAATCCATCGGATTTTGAACAGGACTTATCAGTAGGGTTGATGCGCGGGACACATACCGGTCTTTTGGGCACGGTCACGTCCGCTTCAGAAGTTGCCTTAGCCTTAACAGAAGATGCAACAGAAGTTGAAGGAAAATATTTATTATTAACTTCCGGCATTGGAGTTGATCAGGCGGAAATAGTGGATGATTATAATGTATCAACAAAGGTCTGCACTATGTCTAACGCCTATACGGTACTTCCTGAAATTCCCGTCGGGTATATGATTGTCAATCAGATAACAGATTTAATCAAAACAAACATAGGACGATACGATCAATTTGAATATCCCGGAAAGCCGGGAACCCCTGAAAGGTTTATTCCAATAATAAATCAAACCGTTGGGCAGGTGGCCCTTCATCCAGTACCCAATGCTATTTATGGAATACGGAGACGGTATTACGCCGATCTTTTAAAACTCGATACCGACAGCACTCTTTACGCCACTCTTTTGAGGGATTGGGCAAATGTCTTTGAGCAGGGTGTTTATGTCTGGAAACTTCAAGAAGATGATGATCGTTATACTGTTGAAAATCAAATCTACCAACAAATGTTGGTCAATCTGACAATAACCGATTTGGATGGCTACATTCCACCGGAAACAGGAAAGTAAAATGGCTTATAAAGGACAAACATTATTAGTCGCTTGCGGGAAAGGTGGTTTTACCGGAGCCAAGAATGTTGACGATATCCCGAATTATATGATGGTCGAACCGACACGGAACATAATATTTGAGCGCAATGGCAGAAGAAAACGAGGCGGAACGGCTCTTGTTAATTCAGCCGCCTTTGCTGGCGCCCCTGAAGTGATAGGTCTCGGCCATGTAAAGTTTATCGGCGGGAGTTCTATTATATTATCCGCAACGAATGACGGACATATCTATTCGGGAGAAACATCTTTAAATGAAGCCGTGAAAGCAACCAATTCAGTGACAAGTAACGGAACTAATGTCAGCGATGCCGATACAGTTACCGTTAATAGCGTTGTTTACACGTTCAAAACAGCATTGACCCCAACGGAGGGACAAGTCCTTATCGGCGGAACCGCTGCCGAAACACTGGATAATCTGAAACTGGCTATCAATCGAACCGACCCCGGAACTAATGACGGCGTAAAATATAAGATTGCAGCCGCTCATGCGACGGTTGAAGCCACTACGAACACCGACACAGTGCAAACTCTATCTGCCCGAACAGCCGGAGTCGCAGGAAATTCTCTTACGTTGGCTAAATCAGCAGGCACTTTAACTATCGGAGCGGGAAATTTTAGCGGCGGATTAGACGAGATAATCATGGGAACATCAAAACCTTATTGTTTTGAGATGGGAGAAAATAAAGTTTTTATCGCGGACGGTGTAAGTTTACCACAAATCTGGTCGGGATCTGGACGTACCACAGAAATACACGAGCCAGCTACGGACTTTGCGGGAACGCCGGTTTTTCAATTCCTTCTACACAAAAGAGGGCTTTCACAACGAATGGCCGCGCTTAATTTCAATACCCTGTTTCTATCAAAATCCTACACGATAGCGCAGGACATGGAGCACTTTGTAACTGGAGCTATAAGTCTTCGGCTGGACTCAGGAGATGATAAGGGTCTTGTAGGTATGGCCGAGGTAGGCGAGGAAATTATCGTTTTTACAAAAAATAAGGCGTACAGAGTTGACGACTCAGATGCCGATACATCCTTATGGGGACTGGTTGCCTGTCAATGGAATGGTGGAGTGGCCTGCTGGAGACTTCTAATTAAAACCCCTAATGACTTAATCGCCATGACCGATGATGGAGAGATTTACAGCATACTAGCCGTTAATTCTTACGGAGATTATAAACTGGCTTCTCTGACTGCACCGAGCTGGATACACGACTGGATAAATGAAAATGTGGACTTGGGGGAGGTTGAGAGATTCCACGGTGTTTATGATCCCACCTTAAAAGCGGTTAAAATATTCGTAGTAAAACAAGGGAAAACAAATATTGATACGGCTCTTTTATATTATCCAGACCGGGAACCGGCGGAAGCGTGGATGGTACACGATAATCTGGCGGCAGATTCAGGATATAACGCATCATCATCAACGGTCGTTCCTCTGACAACCGGGAAGAGCTCTGTCTATACCGGAGATTATAAAGGGCAGGTCTGGAAACTGAACCAACTTACCAGAAGTGATAACGGAGCCGCCTATCATGGTGGATTTAAGACTCCGCCGGACGCAGCAGGAGACTCGAGAATAAGCAAGCACTTTAATAACGGAAGAGTAAGCATGGAGGCTATCGGCCCGTGCGATCTAAAGGTAAGAACTTGGATTGACGATATAATATTGCCAACCATAAAGACGTTAAGCATGGCTGGTTCCGGGACGGCGCTGGATGATTTTATGTTGGATGATGATTATTTGGCTGAAAGTCAATCTTTAGACACAACATTTAAAATCGGGAAAATCGGGAAGAGAATACAGTATGAATTTTTTAACGATGGAATTGGCGAGGATTTCTTTATCAGTTCGTATGCAACTGATTGCAAACCGCAAGGAAGAACCGAGGGTGCGGTAGAATAGGAGGCGTTATGGCTGGAGCAACTTTTTCAAGAGTAAAGACGTGGATATACGAAAAGTTAAAAGCGTCTGATCTTAATGCGGAATTTGATAATATTCTGACTAATTTTACACCAGCAGGGATGGATGATCAATCATCCAACGTTGCCGCTATGCAAACAACGGTCGATCCCTATCCTGCAGCGTCGCCTTCTCTGCCGACTTCCTTAGCCGGTGAACTGCAAAGATTAAGATATGTTCTCGCACAAATTACAGGGGAAGCGTATTGGTATGTTGACCCCGATATCTCACTGGCTACCGTAAATAGCTATATTCTGCAAGGCCAGTGGATTCACCAGAGCGATACGCCGACTTACGTTTCAGGAACACAATTTACCGTGCCCGGAGATAAGACTGCTACTTACACGCAGGGATCAAGAATAAGAGCTACTGTAACAGCAGGGTATGTTTACGGAACAATTAAGACCTCGGCCTATACCTCTGTAACAACAATTACCGTTGATTGGGATTCGGGAACGCTTGACGCTGGACTTTCTGATGTCAATATCGGCATTATTATAGAGCCGTCGTCAATAGCGATCCCCCCGGTTTTAGCCAAGACAGAAAATTATGCCTTATTAAAAACAGATTTGCGCCGGGAAATTCACTGTAACGCGACAAGCGATCTTGCTTTTACTGTCAGCATAGGGAATCCTGCCTTAGTTACAAGCGCCGGGCATGGTCTTTCTGTCAATGATAAGATTGTTTTCGAGACTACAGGCGCATTGCCTACGGGCCTTTCCGTTGGAACTACCTACTATATTATTGCAGGCGGGTTTGGAGCTGATGCGTTTTCCGTTGCCCTAACTCAGGGCGGGTCTGCGATAGTCACGTCAGGATCACAATCAGGAACCCACACATTAAGTAAGCAATTAACAATAACGATTCCCACAGCGACGACGATTCCTAATGGCGGACACTACAAAATAAAGAATTTAGGGAAGGCAAAAGTTACATTGTCCGGTGTTGTTGACGGCAAAAAAAATCCCGTTCTTTGGCAATACGAAGAAATGCTTATTTCTACCAATCAAGTTACTTGGCAGGGGCAAAAATCTTCTCAGTCTCCCGACCCAACGGGAACTATTAAACCGTGGCCTACCGGTACAGTCCCGGCGGGGTATTTGGAGTGCAACGGGGCATCTGTTTGCCGGAGTAATTATGCCGATCTCTTTGGTGTTATATCGGATGATTATGGCGCAGCAGATATTTACAGGTTTAATCTTCCGGATTACCGCGGTCAATTCTTGCGCGGATGGTCGCACGGGCAGACAACTGATCCGGACAAAGCAACAAGGACAGATAGGGGTGATTCTGTCACTGGTGATTACGTGGGAACAAAACAGGCCGGCCAGGTGCAGGCTCATACCCACGGAAGTTCGGGAGCTCACTCACACACAACAACCGTTCCCGACGGTTATGGCGGGGCGGCTGGAAGTGTAGGTGTGACTGAATCGCTTGCAAGCAAATCTGGTTTTTATACCACTGATTCTATAGCTCACGAACATGCGTCCGTTGGCGGAAATGAAAATAGACCGACCAATATCAATGTTATGTATATCATAAAATATTAAGAGGCTTATGCAACCTTACAACGGCTCAATGTTTTATAAACTATATAGGGCTTTGCAGGACGAAGGAATGCCTGATGAAGAAATGAGTTTTGAAAGCAATCCGACATTCGTTTCCGACATTGGATTTTTTACTTTGAGATTTGATCAGGAAGTGCCGCAAGTCGTTCACTTTCTGGTTTGGAAAGATAAG